GCGGGCAGCCTCGTAGACGGTCGGGCGTTGCGCCTTGAGCGCCGCCGTGCAGCGCGCCACTGAGCCCCAGCCGTAGTCGTGGGCCAACTCGCTGAGCGTCCGGTTGCCGATGTCGCGGCTGTCTGACGGCAGCGTCGGCATGGTGCCGGGCGGCCGGGGCGGGTTGTGGGTGCGACGCGGCGGTGCCTCCTCCTTGGCCACGCGCGCCTCTACGGCTGCGTGCTGCGAGATTTGGCTCCTGAGCCGCTCGTTGGCGTAGATGCGCTCCATGCGTCCCGTCTCGGGGTACAGCCACCAGAAGCGCCTGTTGTGGATGATGGGTTTGCGGGTCATGCGTCATCCTCTTCGGGGTCGTGGCCGTACCGCTCGCGATAGACCTTCAGACCAAACAGCAGAAACTGCGTGAGGTCCGGCGGCTCTTCGTTACGCTCATCGAAGAACTCGGCGTAAGGTATGCGGTAGGTGTAATGCTCGCCGTTGTCGGCGAAGGCGTCCTCAAGGAAGACGACGATGTGGCCGTCCATGAGGTAGATTTCGAGGCGCTGCTCACGCAGCCACCGCGAGACGGCTTTGTTGATGAGCGTCTCAACGTCATCGAGATTGACGTGGAAATCGATGTCGCCCTTCGTCGTCTCGGGATCGGGGTTAACGTATGTCATGATCTTTACCAATCTGTGTTATCAAGGTCGTCGAGGGTGATGGGCGGCTGCCGGATGATGATGTAGGCGGCCGTGCCCACGAGGGCGAGGATGGCCAAAGCCAGCCAGTTGTTGCTCGTCATCGTGTGGTCCTTTCCAGTGCCCATAGGGGGGCGCAGCGCTCACCTGCGGCGGTGTCCACCAGCACCATCTGGTGGTCCTGACAGTAGGCCTCGGCGCGCTGGCGAGCCTTCTCTTCCCACGCGCACACCCACAGCAGCAGGCCGAGGACGACGCCGAGGGTGCAGATGACGATGATGGCTATGCGGGTTGTCATGCCGCCACCTGCGCGGCGATGCGGCTGATGCTGCGGCAGGCGACGATGGCCTCGCGGCGGGCGGCCTCACGCGGCAGCCACTGCAGCCAGTCGGTCGTGGGGTGGAGCAGGGCCCACGCGGCGCTGCTGATTGAGCGCGTCGTGGGGCAGAGGGGCTGCGGCGGGCCGGCGGTCTCGGCCGGCTTGCTGTCGCGCCACTCTTGCTTGGCGATGTCTTCCTTGAGCCATGTGTGCATTGGTCGTCTCCCAGTTGGTGGGGCGGCGCGGCGGCCGCCCCCGGCTGTTGGTCACTTAAAGCTGAGACCAGTCTTTTGGCAGTTGCGGCTGTAATGATCCTTGCCAAACCACACCCAGTCCGATCCGTCATTCTTCAGGCTAACAGTGGCGGGCCACCGCTTTGTGCTGGTGCGATAGCGTCCGGTGAAGTCCCACGAAACGATGCTGCCATCGTCGTAGCGCACCGCGTTAACGCGCTTGGTTTCACGGCCGAGTGTGGCTTCAACGGTGCCGATTTCGCGAGTGCGGTCAGTGCTGCCCCACAGTTCAGTGCCGGTGGCTTCGAAGGTGCTGGCGTTCAGGATGGTCATTGGGTGTCTCCGGTTGGTCGTTGCTGATGACCTCTTCTCTCATATCCAACGTGGCGTTGCAACACCTATTTTTGCAGCATGAGCACTTTTTTACACATGCAGCATTAGCAGCACGATGCAGCGTGATGCATCATGCTGCAAATGGTGCAGGTCGGGTAATGCAGCATTTATGCAGCACCAAGGGGGTACACCCCCGTAGGGGGTGCCCCCCACTGCTGCAAATGCTGCACCGAGCAGATGCTGTGCTGCGCTGTAAAAATCCATGGTGTGATGACCAGCCCCGGAAGCTGAAGATGCAGCGTGCTGTGTTGTGCTGCGTGCTGCGCTGTGTTACTCGCACCCCTATAGGAGGCGCGTGTGCAAAAGTTTAAAGGTAATTTCCCGTCTGGGTCGTGGCTGAAGATTGGCGAGATTGCGGACGATGAGAGCGGCTGGTATGTCTTCGTAAAGCCGCAGCCCAACCCGGAATGGGAGACGGTCAAGGTGTGCGCCGTCGATCCTGTCGTGGGCAAAGGAAACTTCTGGCTGGCGTGGAGCTCGGCCCAGAAGAGGCTCGGCAGCGGCGCGGATGTGTTCAAGCTCATGCAACATCGGCCGACGCTCACCCCGCAGGTCGAAGGCGTCCTCGCCCAGATGGAGGGCCTTGATCTGCTCTGAGGCTTGCACAGGAGGGCCGTCGAGCGTATCTAGGCGTGGCTGGTAGTCCTGCCACGAAGCGGAGCATGCAGATGGCCGATGACATTATCGGTAATAAAAAAATGGGTCGGCCGCCATATGAGGCGACGGACGAGCTTCGCGCCAAGGTGCGGACGTGGGCCGCTGTCGGCACGACGCAGGAAGTGATCGCCGCAGAGCTTGGCATCTGCATCGAAACCCTCGCCAAATACTATCGGGACGAACTCGACGAGGCGTCCGCTCGCGGCGTGGCAAACATCGCCAGCAACCTGTACGCGAAAGCCATGTCGGGCGATGTGACATCCATGATCTTCTACCTGAAGACGCGCGGACGCTGGCGCGAGAAGGCGTCGGCGGGCGACGACGAGAACCCGTTGGTCATGCGGATCGAGGGCAGCATTGACCCCCTCGATCAGGCGATGGAGATCGCGAAGCGGGCAGCACGAGCAAAACAGCCCGATGAGTGATGGGGCCTGCCTTGCTGGCTGAGAGCCACGAGATCGAAGCGACGTTCGCCGCTGCCCGCCAGCGCCGGGCGCAGTTGCCCGCCGTCGAACGATTGGCCTACGACAAACATATGGCGTGGCTGGCGCAGGCGCACGCGCACCAGATCGAGCCGGAGGGGAACTGGCGCACATGGCTGCTGCTTGCCGGCCGTGGCGCTGGCAAGACCAAATGCGCGGCGGAGTGGGCTTGGTGGGAAAGCTGGCGCGATCCGGGGTCGCGAACGCTAGTCACCGCGCCGACGCTGGGCGACATCCGCGACACCTGCTTCGAGGGCGAGAGCGGCCTGCTGAACTGCATACCGCACCAGTTGATCAAGGACCACAACCGCTCGCTGTCTGAGATCGTGCTGGTCAATGGCTCGCTGATCAAGGGCATCCCCGCATCCGAGCCTGAGCGCTTTCGCGGCGGCCAGTGGCACCGCGTGTGGGCCGACGAGCTGGCGGCGTGGACCTATGACGAAGACGCGTGGCAGATGATCATGTTCGCCCTGCGCCTCGGCAAGAACCCGCGCATGGTGGCCACCACAACGCCAAAGCCCAAGCAGCTCATCCGCCAGCTAGTGGCCCGCAGCGGAAAAGACGTGACCATCACGCGCGCCACCAGCATGTCTAACATGGCCAACCTTGCGCCGACCTTCCGAGACCAGATCATGGCGATGGAAGGCACCGTCATTTTTCGTCAAGAGGCGTTGGGAGAATTGGTCGATCCTGAGGAGGGTGGAATTGTCAAGCGCAGCCAGTTCCGCCTGTGGCCGCACGACAAGCCGCTGCCGCAGTTCGAGCTGGTCATCCTGTCGCTCGACACCGCCTTCACCGAGGCGACGGTGGACAAGCGCAGCGGCGACCCGGACCCGACAGCCTGCACCGTCTGGGGTCTGTTCTACCACGAGAAGCGCAACAACGTGATGCTGCTCGACTGCTGGGACGCGCACCTCGGCATGCCCGATCTGCTGCGCCGGGTGCGGCGCGAGATGAGCATTTCCTACGGTGACGACGGCGACACGGCGCTGATCAAGCCCATGTTCGGCAGCAGCAAGCCGCTGACCTCCGGCCGCAAGCCGGACATCCTGCTGATCGAGGACAAGGGCTCAGGCATCAGCCTGCGCCAGATGCTGGAGCGCGAGGGGCTGGAGGCCTACGCCTACAACCCCGGCCGCGCCGACAAGCTCACGCGCCTGCACATCGTCTCGCCCATCTTCGCACGCAAGATGATCTGGCTGCCCGAGAGCAGCAAGCACCCCGGCAAGCCGCGCAACTGGATCGACCCGCTGCTGCACCAACTGTGTAGCTACACCGGTCCTAACAGCATCAAGCACGACGACTACGTGGACAGCACCACGCAGGCGCTTCGCCTCATGATGGACAAGAGGTTGCTCGATGCGGTACAAGCCAAAAAAGACGAGACCGGACCACCTCCCAAGGTGATCAGCAACCCGTACGCTATTTGAAGGGCGAGCGATGGACGAGGACGACATGGACGAGCTGCCAGAAATGGTTGAGCTGCCCGAGGAAGAAGAGCCCGATGTCATCGACACTGAGGACGGCGGCGCTATCGTCAAGCTGGACGATGCCGACGAGCGGTCCGACGACTTCTACGCCAACCTCGCCGAGACCATGCCCGAGAGCGAGCTCAGCACCATGGCGGCTGACTACCTCGACCTGATCGGCAAGGACAAGGAAGCGAGGAAGAAGCGCGACGAGCAGTACGAGGAGGGCCTGCGTCGCACCGGTCTGGGCGACGACGCGCCCGGCGGCGCGCAGTTCAACGGCGCGACCAAGGTCGTGCACCCGATGCTGACCGAGGCGTGCGTGGACTTCGCCGCCCGCGCCATCAAGGAACTGTTCCCGCCGCAGGGTCCGGTCAAGGACTTCATCCCCGGCGAGCCGACCGTCGAAAAGCTCAAGAAGGCCAAGCGCAAGACGGACTTCATGAACTGGCAGCTCACGGTGCAGAGCCCTGAGTTCCGCGCCGAGCTGGAGCAGCTCCTCACGCAGGTGCCGCTGGGCGGCGCGCAGTATATGAAAACCACTTGGCACGAGGCGCGCAACCGGCCGGAGTTTTTGTTCGTCGCCATCGACGACATGTACCTGCCGTTCTCGGCGACGAACTTCTACAGCGCCCAGCGCAAGACGCACGTCCAGTACCTGACGCAGCTTGAGTACACCCAGCGCGTCAAGCGCGGCATGTACCGCGACGTGGACCTGACGCCCGTCACCCTTGAGCCCGACTTCAGCTTGGCCGAGAAGGCCAACAACAAGATCGAGGGCCGCACCGAGACCAGCTACAACGAGGACGGACTGCGGACCGTCTACGAAATCTATGTCACGGCCGACATCGAGGAGGACGGCGAGGCGCTGCCCTACATCATCAGCGTGGACAAGGTCACCAGCAAGGTGCTCTCGATCTACCGCAACTGGGACGAGCTGGACGAGGCGCAGGAAGAGCTGCAGTGGTTCGTCGAGTTCCCGTTCATCCCGTGGCGCGGCGCGTACCCCATCGGCCTGCCGCACATGGTCGGCGGCATCTCGGCCGCCGCGACGGGCGCACTGCGCGCCCTCCTCGACAGCGCGCACATCAGCAACAGCCAGACCATGCTGAAGCTCAAAGGCGGCAGCAAGGGCGGCCAGTCGCTTGAGATACAGCCGACGCAGGTGATGGAGATCGAGGGCGGACTGGCGGCGGACGACATCCGCAAGCTGATCATGCCGCTGCCGTACAACCAGCCGTCGCCGGTGCTGTTCTCCCTGCTCGGCTTCCTCGTCGATGCCGGCAAGGGGGTCATCCGCACCAGCATGGAGGACATCGCGGACGGCAATCCGAACGCGCCGGTCGGCACCACGCTCGCCAAGATCGAGCAGGGCATGGTCGTGTTCAGCGCCATCCACGCCCGCATGCACAACAGCATGCAAAAGCTGCTCGGCATCCTGCACCGCCTCAACGCGATGTACCTTGAGGACGAGGACATCAAGGAGGAGATCGGCGAGCAACTGGCCACGCGCGAGGACTTCGAAGGTCCGCTCGACGTGGTGCCGGTGTCCGACCCGAACATCTTCAGCGAGGCGCAGCGCTTTGCACAGGTGCAGGCGGTCGCCCAGCGCGCGGCCGCGCTGCCGCAGCTCTACGACCAGCGCGCCGTCGAGGAGCGCATCCTCGACACGCTGAAAATCCCTAACGCCGAGAAGCTCCTGCTGCCGCCGACGACGCCCAAGGAGCAGAACGCGGTCAACGAGAACCTGTCGGCCTCGATGGGTCGGCCGGTCGTGGCCTTCCCGGCGCAGGACCACATTGCCCACCTCAAGACGCACCT